CCGTCGGTTCCGCCATCACCCGGATTCAGGTTCGACGGCACGTTGCTGGTGAATTCAGCACGGTAGCCGTAGATGCTGTTCCACGGATCATTCAGCAGCATGATGCTGTCGGTGCTGGATACCTTGACGGTGTTGGCCATCTTCGCCTTGACCTTCGGGTTGGAGAGCCAGCCCAAGGTTTGCGCGTTGATGATGCCATCGGCGTCCTCGACAGTCTTCACCAGATCGGTGAGATCTGCCCAAGTCAGCGCGGCCACATCGGTGTCTGCCGAGATATCGACATTACCCACATCACCGTTGTTCAGGATGCCGGTCGGCTGACCGCCTGAACCAGAACCGCTGATCGCGGTTGATTCGATCAGATCGGCTGCGGCACGCAACAGATCATCCTGAACAATCTGGTCAAGGGCTGGCACGCTTTCTTTGAGAGCAAGCCGCGATATGTCAACAAAGCAGCCCATTGTGCGGGGCTGAAGTGTGACGCCAGCATCAGTCTGTGACTGATCCGCAACATCACCGAGTTCCTCAACGAATGCCGCAGTGGCACCAGCAGAGAATTTCGGCATCTTGATGCGGTTGGTCAGGCCACCCATAAAGGTGACGCCAAGGTTCGCCATCACCTGACGTGCGCGAAGGGCTTCGATGAACATGTCACCGCGATGAACAGTCGGGATAAAGTTATCAACGACATTTTCATCACCGACTGCGCCAGTGGCAGCGGTTGCCATCGCACCAGCACGCCAAGCAAAGTCAGGCACATACACGCCACGCGCTGCGCGACCTGTACGATGCTGAACCTCGTCAGCCATTTCACGCTCGAAACCAGCTTCCGACCAGTCGCCAGTTGCCTGTGCGCGGATCATACGAGCCAGCGAGTATTCGCGCTGCTCTTTGACCGGAACGTCAACAACGTGGGCTGGTGTTTCCAGCGGCTCGTTTCCGATGGCGTCCAGCAGTTCGCCACGGAATTCGTCAACGGAAACACCACGACCGATGGCGTCTTCGCCAAGGTCAGCACGGCTGTGCTTCCGCGCCAAGGTCATGATCTCCTTGGCATCTTTGCGTGCGGCTTTGGCAGCTTCCTGCCGAACCGCATCCATATCAATCTCAGACATTTCTTTCTCCTCTGTCTGGATGGTTGCACTTAAAGGCTCGGAATTCGACCGGCCAACGCCCACCAGACTTGACTGGTCCGCAGGAATTGAAACGATTGAAATTTCCATTGGTGTGGTTGCGACCCGATAATATTCATCCGGGTCACCTTTACGCTCAACGCGGCCATCCACACGATAACCGACGCTGATGTTTTGCCGAATACCATCGGCAACATCGTCGAAGATTTCAGAAGCACGCTCACCTTTTCCAAAGCGAACGACGGCACGGAGACGCCGTGCCTCTTCATCCAGTTCGACAGATTCAACGACGCCAATCTGGCGTTCCATATCATGATCCAGCAGCAACGGGGCGCGGCCAGAATTCAAGAAATCAAGGTTCATGCTTTCGCGGCTGTGGTCGATGACCTCCATCCCGAAAGACCTTTTGACCGGCTCCTCAGAAGAAACGCCGACGCGAACCGTGCGGGTGTCTGCATCGATGGCTTTTTCACCCATATCCATTGCACGCATGACCAGATCAGAACGGTCGAACCGTTCTTCATCGTCATCGTGATATGGGCGCTCTTCAGCTTCCATCGGGGCCGGTTCTTCATCGTGATCTTTTGCAAAAACGATGGTCACGGTTTCATCTGTTTCCGCAACGTCAACAATATGTCGTTCTTCCATTTGTCTGCCTCTCGCTGCCGCTTCAAATTTGATCGGCTCGAAATCATGTTCGCGCAGCCATTCCTGCGCTTCCGCTTCGCTGTGCCGATCAGCGTCGAAACGGATTGATTGAATCTCAGAACCATTATCGTTGATGCCGTAAATGAAATCAATGCCATCACCGCCAGCCTCAACATCACGAGCGAAACTGTCGTATTGATCCGGCTCAGTAATCCGCGCAGCGTGTTCATTTGGATACGGCCTTTCCTCATAGTGACTGCGCTCTTCATCTGATTTCAGCGGATGCCCGTCTGGCAGCAGATCGGTGTCGTGCTTGCCACTGCGAAACTTGCCATTGCGAACCGCATACAAAAAAGAATTCACTCTGGCCATCGCCCATTGCTCAGGGCTGGTGACACTAGGACGCACGCTTTGCGGGTTGGTTTTATACGCACCCACGCCGCGCTTATAAACTGCCGCCAGCATCCGAAGCGTCACGCGCTTTGACTCTGTGTCGCCGTGTTCCTCGTTGTGTTCTTCAACCTTGTTCCGCAAGCCAGTCAGGGTCGCGTCCGAAAATTCATCTTCCAGCGCCCTGCTGCCTTCATCATCGATGCGGTCCATTATGCGGTCTTTTTCGTTGGCCCACGCTTTTGCCGCGTCACCGCCCCACAATGCGTGCGCGATCCTGCCTGCGGACGGGTATCCATCCTCACCGGGCCTGAATCCTTCGGCCTCTTCATCAACTTCATGACGAGCAAAAAAGCTGACCATTCGACGCACTGTCCGGGGCGATAATTCTTCGCGGTTTACCAACTGACGCGCACGCGCCACACCGACAGCAGTGCCGCCGCGCCCGTGTTCTTTACGCCAATCAAGGCCACGCTGCGCCTCTTCGGCCATCGTGGCGGTCGGCTTCAGGTCGATGTCTTCGCCCTTATACGTCGCCATCGTCATCACCTTGGTCGCCGCCCTCAACGATAGGGTCGGCAGGGAATTTCTGACCAAACGGCTGAAATGCCATCGACAGGCCGAATTGTTCTGCCATTTCTTGATCCCGCGCAATCTGGCTGAATGTCTCTTCGACATCCCGGCCATAATTTGCGGCAACATCCTGCATCGACAATATACCGTTTTGCAGGCCCACAACGGCAGCGTTGATCTCTTTCAGCGGATCGACCCAATTCCAGCCTCGGCCCCTAAATTGCGCGTTATCGCTGAATTTGTCGTATTTGTTAGAAGGCAGCGGCACGCCGCCGAAATCCATCGCGCTGGACAGCCACGCCCTAAACACCGGCTCCATAAAATGTTCAATCATGAACATATGAAGCGCACGATATCCATCACGCTCATCCAGAGCGCCCTGACGGATCGATGAATAATTCACCGACGACAAGTCGCTCGACAGGCTGGCATAGCTGACGTTCAGACCGGACGCGATGCCGCGCAGCATCGCGCCCTCGAATTCCGCGTAACCCGTATTAGGATGATCCGGATCAAACATCTTCATGTCAAAGCCGCTTGGCAGCTGGTGGAAGCTGCCCGGTTCGACATCGATCACTGGCGTGAAATCATTTTCATAGGATTCGCCAACGAAATCATCGCCCGATGGCGTCGTCAGGATGCCCATCTTGGACGCGCCGATACGCGCTGCGATGACCTCGGCCTCGCGATAGGCGTGCAACATCTTCAGCGCCGACATCGCCGCAACCATAAACGGCTCCCCGCGCGTTTGGTGCGTGCGGGTTGGCATGAATATGTGGATGATTTCCTCGGCAGGCACGCGGGTCGTTTTGCGCGATTGCTGGCTATAATAGTATTTATCACCCGGATGGCTGGTTAAAACGTGATAGGCGACAGGGCGGTGAGCCTTGTCTAATTCGATGCCCATCCTGATCTGGTTGCCGGTGGTCGTTCTCTCGTTTTTCTTTTCATCGATCAAATCGGCCTCGATGAATTGCAGCGAAAACCCGTCGCGGTATTTCGCGCCGGTCAGCTTGCGGATGAATACCTCACCATCCCGCGCCAGAGTTTCAATCACGAGGCGCTGGCAATCATACCAAGACAAACGCCCGTCAGCCGTTGGCGATCCCAACCGCCCCCAACGCTTCCAAGCGTTTTCGATGACCGTGTTGCCGCCAGTGTCTAGGCTGCCGTCATCATTGCGTGCCTTCACTTGAAGGTGAAAGCCCTGATCGCCGATGATGTTGGTTTTCAGCAGGTTTACATAACGCCGTGCGAATTCGTTGTCGCGGATCAACTCGCGGCTGCGGTTCCGCATCACCTCAAGCGTGAATCTTAATTCGCTGTCGGCGCTGTTGCCGGACTGTATGAAATCACCAAACAAACGACCGGCACGAGCCGCTGCATAATTCCGCTTTTTCAGCGGCTTCAATGTTTCCGCGTCACGCTTCAGAAAATCAAAAAAGCCCATTGTTAAAACCTCACCTTGATGGTGCCGCTATGGGCGCGACCGTTGCGAACATGATCCTCGCGGTGTTGCAGCATCACCTCGCGCCGGTAGTGATCACGCCATTCCACCAATTCGGCAGGCGGTATTTTTGACAGGGATCGACCGTTGATCGAATACGACAAAACATCAGCATCAGCACGCCCCTGCAAAACCGTTTCGATCTTGTCCAGCATGATCTCAGCGTGCGTGCGCGGGTCAACATTGTTGTCCAGATCGGTGATGATATCCCACGATCCGGTCTGGATAACGACGCGCTCACTGTCGCTGGTGCGCGTGATTTCAAGCTGCCAATGATGATGTCCTGTATCAAAATCGGCGCTGACAACGCTGGTGATGGTAAAAAGGTAATCATTGCCATCGGCTGTGCCGGTGACCGTGAATTCATGCGTGCCGCCGCCAGCCGATACGCGGCTGACATAGGCGACGGTGTAGGCCGTTGATGGATAATCGGTGCCAAGGTTTTTCTTGCGCCACGTTACGCGGTCACCAACGACAAGCTGATCAGGTTCAATGGTGGGCGCGTTATCGGTGTCGAAAAGGTTAGCCATCAGCGCCATCCATTCACAAAGTTGCCACGCCGCTGCGGACGACGCACAGGCGCGTTTTGCGGCACGTCATCCGGCTGCCGCACTTGTTGCGCCGCGCGATCTGCCAGCGTGTCGAGATTCAGATTCAAGATCGCCAACGCCCCTGTCGCATACACCCGGCAGTCTAGTGCCTCGTTACGGGTCCGCGTCTTGATAAACTCCCGGCGCGGAAATCCTTTGTGGAATTTCGTCACGATCTTTTCTGACGCGGCAAGCTGCTTGAAATACTCATCAGGCCGGTCGTTGGGAAAGTGACAGTATCCCGGTCCTTCTGATTGTATCTGAAGACGGGAAAAAATTAAAGATTTGATATTGTCAACGCCAAGCGTAAACAATCTGATCTTTCCGATGTTGTTTCTGGTAGGCCGGGAAACGATGGGGCGGCTTTCGCCAGCCATCCCCTTGATGGCAAAAACGCGCCTGCCTTCGCGCGGCCTAACGAAATCATAGACGGCCTTGGTGTAGTGACCACCGGAGTCGATACAGGCGGCGCGGATTTGCAAGGTGCGACCGTCTTCTGTGTCCCACTTTGTCGCCAGATGCGCGTCTAAATCCTGCCACAGTTGCGGCGTCGATGGGTCGCCATACAGCGTGCGGTAATCCAGCGACCAGCTCTCCTCCGACCTGCCCCACCCGACGCATTCAACCTCGATGCGATCATCCTGCACGTCGATTCCTGCTGTCACAACCACCACACCTTTGTCAGCGCGAGGCCCGAATTCCTCGGCGCGTTGTGCCACGTCGTAGTCGTCAACAGTCTCGCCCTGATCTTCCCAAGACTCTGCCAGATACACGTTAGTCCAGACGCGCAGTGTTTCCGGCATTTTCTTGGCCGACAAGAAATCGCGCACAGCATCAGCCAGTGGCGTCCAAGGTGAATAGATGCCGTTGATGTGGAATCCGGCGATCCCAGTGAATTCCTCGGTGGCTTTCCACTGTCCTTTGCGGACAGATCGATTGCGTGCCGCATCAGTCCAGCACGATCCGCAATCCTCACAGACATATACCGCTGTTTCGGGCTTGTCTTTTTCCCACTGAACGCCCGACCATTTCAGGGTCTGCTCATGACCGCAGTCCTCGCACGGCACAAAAAATCGGCGCTTGTCGCTTTCCTCAAACGACGCCTCAATGCGTGATGCGCCCTTGTTGGTGGGCGTTGAAACCATCACTATCTTGCGGTTCCAAAACGTCGCTGACCGTTTACGAGCAAGCTGAATCGGGTCGCCCTCCGATCCGGCGCTGGCTGGATATCGGTCAACCTCATCACATAGAACTACACGGATCGGGCGACTTGCCAGACCGGCGGCGCTGTTCGACCCGACCAAACTGATATGACCACCGGGGAATACCTTGTGCGTTGTCGTGTTGTTGGCGTCGCGACTGCGCGGGTCTTTGACCTTGCCGCGCAGCTGCGGCGTGTCGCGCAGCATCGGTGACAGCCGGTCCTTGCTGAAAGATTGCGCCATTTCCAGCGTCGGTTGCACAACAAGGATGGGTGATGGATCGTGCGCGATGTGATAGCCAATGACGTTCAGGATCACCTCGGTTTTCCCGACCTGTGCGCCAGCCATCACCACGACATCGCGGTTGGTCGGGTCACTGATGGCGTCCATTATGCCGCGCTGATATTCGGCGCGTGCTGTGTGCCACTTGCCAGCCTCGGCACTACTCTCCGACGACAGCCGCCTTTCGCGGTCGGCCCACTCTGCGACGCTTAACCGGGGCGGCGGTTTCAGTGTCGCCATCGCTTCCGCGATTGTTGACGACAGTGCGTCCTGCGTGATCGTCTGGTTTGTAAGCGGATAATTCATCTAATGCCTCGTTGATCTGCCCCTCTAGGATATTCTGGATGATTGCGATTTCTGTTTCCACCGCGCACATCGGGGCGCAGATGGTTGGCAACGCGGTCAGCTTTGCTTTCATTGCGGACAGCACATCGACCCAAGCGGCTTTGACATCATCCGACGCAACCAGTTCGCGCTTGGCTTTTCGCAATTCAAGTTCCGCTAATTCGGCGTCAGCCGTCATTTTCCGGGCGCGTGCTGCGTTATAATCCGGCTCGTCGATGGGCGGTCTGCCCCTTGGTTTTTTTGCTTCTGTCATCAGATTCCTGCCGCAAGTAAAAGGTCTGGCTGCCGGTATGCGTCTTCAATGCGCCCACATGCAATGTCAAAATATTCCCGACTCTTTTCAATGCCAACAAACTTGCGTCCCATTTGGGCGCAGGCAACGCCGGTTGTGCCGCTGCCCATAAACGGGTCGGCAATCAGATCGCCCTGATTAGTGAAATCGGCAATCAATTCCTTCATCAGACGCACCGGCTTTTCTGTCGGGTGGGTGCCGTGCCGGTCGCGTGAATTCGTCAGGTGCGTATAGACGCCGCGCTTGCCGCCAGCATTCCAACGCGAATGACCAGTGCCACACCACGATGCGATGATGTTTTCATATCCCATCGCTGGCCCTTGGCCATTCAGCTGCGGCGTGGAATCCGGCTTCACCCATATGCAGGCGCGTTTGTATTTCGCGGCGCTGGCGTTGATTGCGTCAGCCCAGCGGCCTAAACCTTCCGGCGCACAAAATATTAATGACCAGCCATCGCACATCCCCGCGACAAGATTCGCGATGTCGTCGCGAATGTCATCGATGCAATCAAAATCCAGCGATTTAATATTAGGGCCACCGTCTGTTCTGATCCGGCGGCTGGCACCAGACTTTGCCTTGTGCATAATCGCTTCATATGGCGGATCTGTTATAACAGAATCAACGCTTTGCAGCGTTGGCAGCACATCCAGACAGTCGCCCAGATATAGCGTGCAATCCCCGATTTTCTGCATCCCTGTCATAGTCAACCAGATTTCAGTTAAATTCTATCGCTAGGAAAATTTCGGGGTCGCGCGTTACC